CAAGATTTAGAAATAAATAAAATATATAATGAAGATTGTGTTATTGGAATGAAAAAGATTAAAAGTGAAAGTGTAGATATTATAATTTGTGACCCTCCATATAATATTGGAAAGGATTTTGGAAATGACAGTGATAAACAAAATATGGATGATTATTTATTATGGTGTGATAATTGGATTGCTGAATGTTTAAGAATACTTAAACCACAAGGAACTTTATATATATACGGATTTAGTGAAATTCTTGCTTTTATAAGAACACGTATAACTTGTAATGTGAGATGGTTAGTATGGCATTATACTAATAAAGTAACCCCATCACTAAATTTTTGGCAAAGAACACATGAAAGCATTTTATGTTGTTATAAAGAAAAACCAATATTTAATCGTGATGACGTTAGAGAACCTTATACAGAAACATTTCTAAAAAATGCTGCAGGAAAAGTTAGAAAACCAACAGTAGGTAGATTTAGTAATGGTGATAAAGAAACAACATATACTGCTCACGAAGGAGGAGCATTACCAAGAGATGTTATAAAAATTCCAGCATTAGCAGGTGGAGCAGGAAAAAAAGAACGTGTTGATCATCCAACCCAAAAACCATTAAATTTATGTGATACTTTAATAAAAGCATCTTTAAATAAAACTTCTAATACATTATTAATAGTTCCTTTTGTTGGTTCGGGTTCTGAGTGTGTTTCAGCAAAAAAAAATAACGTTAATTTTATTGGTTTTGAAATTAATTGTGATTATATTAATACAGCAAATGAAAGATTAGATGATATTGACAATAATTAAATATTAGTTAATTTATCAAGTAAATCAATATAATTGTATTTTGGTTTATTTTCTACGACAGCAGATGCTACAATAAACTTTTTTATTTCTTCTGTCATTTCAATATGTATCCATAATTGAGATGACATACTAAATGTGATTGACATTTTACACCCATTAATTTCATTTGTATTCCATCCAACTTGTGCATCTTTATTTTTTCCTCTTTTTCCAATTGTAGGTTCCCAAGCATATGAAGAAGGGTCTAAAATTAAGTAATTACTTGGTATCAATAACCAATCATAACTAATATTTTCTTTATCTGTTTCATCTCTTACTATAAATGAATAATAGTCAAAATTTTTTCGTTTATTAATTTCTTCAATTATTTCTGTTGGCGTTCCACATTTTTTTTCACTACAAACCGTAGTTAATCTATAAGAACTAATATCAATGCTTTTTTTATTATTGGAATATTTTGCGGATTTATTGCTAATTCTTCCTAATGAACAATTGATATCCATACCTGATGAATGACTTCCGTCACTTTTAGAATAAATATTAATTCCTAATGATGAAAATATTATAGCATTAATGTCCTCCCATATTGTTTCATTTATGGAAGACGGATTAATTAAATGATAACCTTTAACACATTTTTTAAAATTTATATCAATGAGTTCAATATTTTCACAAATATCAGTAATACTTTTAACTTCACATTTATCGTCATCTTCACTAATTGGAATTATTTGTTTTTTTGCCTTTTTTGTCTTTGAAACGGAAGAGGTAATAACTTCATTATTTAATTCAGGTTTAGTTTCCATTTTCTCTATATTGTATTATGATAAGTATTTTATTTCATAACTTGTAAAAAAGTAATTCAATTTTTTATAAATAATTAAATACTATATATGCCTAAACATAAAAGCGAAGATTTCAAAATGTCTGCTGTTGAATATTATTTAACTGAAGATGTTTCACAAGAACAAGTATGTAAAATATTTAAGTGTAGTCCAATAAGTTTCACAAGGCACTGCGTTACGAATGCGTTGGGTTGAAAAATATGATGAAGAAGGTGCAATTAAAAGACATAATAGACAACCAATAGCATATAAAATTAAACAAAATGAGGTTAAGTTTATACTTGATGAAATTAAAAAAGACAAAACAATTACGATGGAAGATTTATTAGCAAAAGTTCAATTAAAATATCCTAATTTTGATATTACGAGAAGACAATCGGTGTTAAGAAATAACCTCACAAGAGTAAGCACGCCTGTTGATTTTACATTTTTTAATTATTTTTATGCCGTGAAAATCGGCGTTTGAAATGTTAAAAGGTGTAAAAACAATATCTTTAAATAGTTTTGGATAATATTTGTTAAAATATAATTATATAAATTTTCATAAACCACCCAATCCGCTTAGTTAGAATATGCTAAACCTCCCATGCCACTCATAATACGCAAGACGTTGTAGTTGGTAGCGTAGACACGAACCTTTGCGGTCTTGGTTCCTTCAACAGTTGCGTTAGACAAGACCAATTGCAATGTGGCGTTATCAATTCTAGAGAAGTTGCAAGTGCCTGATGGTTGGTGTTCTTCTGGGCGAAGGGCAAACGAATAAACGTTGATACCTTCATCAGGACTTCGGGTGTGTGCTTGATAAGGTTGAACCCAAGAGAAGTAAGAACCTTCACGCTCAGAGAAACGATCTTGACCGTTAAGTTGGAGCTTAGCGGTAACAACAGGGTTCAATCCCCAACAATGCATATCCAAAGAGGTTTCAGTGAGGACAAATGTTCCTGCGTCAGATACAGTGGAGTTATCAAGATGGCTATGTTGTAAAGCAGACACAAGAGCAAGTTTAGCTTTATCAGCATCACTTAATCCAGAAGAGTCAATTGCTTGACCGCCAAAGTTGGGTTCACTGTATGGATTTTCAGCTCCATGCCAGTAACCAGTGAATCCACTAGGAATATCATAATCAAGAGCACCTGCATCATTGAACAACCCTTGAGCATCAATGTAAGAGTTACTATCACGAGCTACCGCATTTGGAGCACCAAAAGCATGGATAGCGTTTGGAAGAGCATCAATAGCGTCAGTATAGTTGAATGGTTGAGCACCAAGAACCTTGAACAAAAGAGCGTCACAAACAAGAGACGAGCAGTAATCAACGTTTTGGTCAGGTTGAACAACCCAGATCAATTCCTTGACTGGATGATTAAAGTTAAGTTTAATCTTATTCGAAGAAGAACCAACAGACTCATCACCAGTGAATTGTAGTTGAGTAATCAAATATTCGTGAGGATTTTGGGCAAATCGTCGGCGTTCATCTGTATCAAGGAATACGTAGTCAACATACAAAGAAGCGGCAACCAAAGATTGATTATAAGCAATTGCTGCAGGAACCGGACGTCCAGGTGTGTATTGATTAGCCAAATAAGCTTGTTGTCCGGTAGTCGAAGAACTCATAGGAGCATTTCCATTGTTGCAACTCAAAGTAGTAACCGCCCACAAACATTCGTCGATAGGACGAATATCAAGATTAATTTTGACTTCGTGATATTGTAAGGCAATCAATGGAAGAGCAAGACCAGGGTTGGTGCAAAACCAGAATTGAAGTGGAATGTAAAGAGTTGTCTCAGGAAGGGCATTGCGAGGAGCACAAACTTGACGAGGAGCCAAGGAATCACAAGGGCCATCGACTTCAGCGAAAGAAGGATCAGTTATAAATGTGAGTTGAGTGGTGTTACCAATCATCTTAAAATATCCACGCTCTTGTTCAGAAGTCATTGTCAATTGGTTCCAAATATGCATCCAATCACCATATTGACGATCAATGCGTTGACCGCCAATTTCAACTTCAACTTGAGCAATCAATTGCTCACCAGGGAAGTCTAACCAACGGGCATAGACTCCAGAGCCAACACCTGCCGCAAAAGATGCGATGCCCATAAGTTGGTTAATTTCAGGCAAAGTTGCTTGCAAATAAGTTCTGTAAGCAAGGTCACCATTTCTGCTGATTGTGCATTGAACTCTACGTCCAAAATCAGCTTGTCCATTGAATGTTTGTTCAATAGATTCAATAGCAAAGTTTGTATATCTACGATATGTCACTTTCCAAAAAGTAATTTGTGGATTACCAGTAAGGTAAACATCTTGTGCACCATATGCAACTAGCTGCATTAGACCTCCGCCCATATTATACATTCCCTAAAGAAAAAATTTTTTGGAAAAATAATTTAATTAATTTAAATTATTTTTAACGGTTATCTACATAAATTATAAAAGTAATTTATTAATATCAAAATTGTCCTTCATAAACATTGCTAAATATGAATCATTAAATACTTCTTTTTTTCCTTCGTGGTTTTTTGTAAATATATATGCATCTTTTCTTTTTTTTATTGACCACCCATTATCTAAAGCATTAAATAAAAAAACCATTTTTTGAAATTTAATTTTATCTATTTCTAAATTTTTATCAACGTTTACTTTCATTTCTACGTCCATTTGTTATAATTAAGTGTCATTCTTTATTTTTTCTTTTAACTTATTATTTTCAGTCTCTACAAAATCAGTCAAAAATGGTAGGTGTGGTTCATTTGTAGTGTCGTGTATAGTATCAAAATATTCGTGTAATGGTTCTACATCTAATCCGTATTGTTTGTAAATGGAAATTTCTTCATAAATTTAATATGGAGATAATATATTGGTTTCAGTGTTAGTTACATATAGTTGTCAAGGTTCTATAAATAATATAAATTTGGATATAAAATATTTTCCTATAATTATAAACTCTTCTCTATTCGTCATTTTGTATGTTATATTTTATTTTATAGTATAAAAAAATATTTTAAATTTTTGTTATCTATAATGTCTAGTAATATGTTTTTCTTCATTTGTAAGTTGTGTTAGTGGTTTTCTGTCTATAGTTCCATCATTGGTCGAATAATAAACATTCTTTATATTATATCCTAATTTGGGAGGCAATGTTAACATAGTTGTTATGCAAATTGAGCAAGGTTTGCTTGATTGTAACTTATTTTTTTCGGAAACTCTTATTACTAATATATTGATATTTTCAAGTCTTTTACGTCGAATAGGTCTAAGTTTTCGTATGGCATCGTATTCTGCGTGTATCGATGGTGATGTTTTGTTAGAATCTCTTATATGATTAACTCCATAAGATAATATTCTAGAAACTTGCATACCTCCTTTACATTTTATTATACAGGCAACGTGATTATAATTTCCACAGGAGCAACGTGTTACCTTCTTTATTCCATTTTCATATAAACTAACATCCGAATTGGATGGTAAGCAAAACCTCTTCAAAAACATCTTATTTAATAATGTGTGATTAAACATCGTATCGTATATATTATAATTTGCATTTATAATTTGTATTTATAATTTGTATTTATAATTTGTATTTATAATTTGTATTTAATAAATAAAAATTTCAATTTTTTTGAATTTTCTTTAAGTAGTTTTCATAATATATTTATCACCCACTTAAATCATCATCTAAATCGTAAATCAACATATTTTCAAAATCATCAGAAGAATCATCACTTAAATCACTCACATTATCATTTAATTCATTATTCCTATAGACTACATTGCGTTTACTTTCATCATCTGAAGAAATATAGTCTATTTGCTTACGTTTAACTAACACACTAAATACAGATTCATTACTTGGTGTAACATTTTCCCAAATACCATCAATAATGGCAGTAGCTTCCCATGGTTTATTTGCCATACAACATTTATCATAATAATGATTCCAAAAATCTTCTATATCTTTAATTGTTTTTACATTTATAATATTATTCTTATCATAAATAAATTCAACCAACTTATTTAATATGAATTCTTTTAACTTATGTTCTTCAATCATTCCAAATTCCGGTAATATATATGGATGCTTATAATCAGGATGCGCCTCCAAAATCACATATGGTGTTAGTTCGGTTGACATTACTATATTTATTTTAGGAATATTTTTTAAGTAAGTATTAGTTATTTGATAATATTATATATTTTCTAAAATATAAAATTAAACATTTCTGTATAATATATATTATATTTATGCCATCATTTAAACCTAAAGCTTCTAAAAAAATTAAGGTTAATAAAAAGCATACTACTACACTTGTTAATAAACATAAAGAATTTATCAATGAATTTACAAATAATGATTTTAATATTATTCCATCATTAAAACAAGAAAAACAACATCTTATTCAGCAACTAGACATGGAAGTCAATTTTAACAAAAATGATATTGATGAAATCATGAATATAAAAGATCGCATTAAAGAAATCACTGAAACTATAAGAGAATTAAAAAACAAAAAAACAAAATATTACCTCGATAACTCTAAATATATTTTTGAATATTTCGAAAACAAAAAGAGCATTAATAACAACGAAGAAACTAACAAAGCAGTCACATCAAAAAATCAATTACTTTTTAATATATTTAAAGTTATTAAAGACGACCCAGATAAAAACATAACTGACAATAAAAATAAAAATTTAGTTCAAAAATATTTAAGTAATATCGATGAATCTTTTTTAGATATAAACTCATTTGTTAGAGAAACTGATATATGTCAGAGTTGCTATAAAGGTGAAATGATTCCACTTGATGATGAAGGATTATTAATATGTAATATTTGTGCTGTTAGTTTACCATATCTTATCGAAAATGAAAAACCAAGTTATAAAGAACCTCCAAAAGAAGTTTGTTTTTATGCTTATAAAAAAATTAACCATTTTAAAGAAATATTAGCACAATTTCAAGGAAAAGAAACTACGCAAATCCCTGATGAAGTTATTGAACAAATTCAACAACAAATTAAAAAAGAAAGAATAGAATTTGATCAATTAAAATATTACAAAACAAAAGAAATATTAAAAAAATTAGGATTTAACAAATATTATGAACATATTGCGTTTATTAAAAATAAAATAGGCATAAAACCTCCAGTATTTACTCAAGAATTTGAAGATACATTATGTAATTTATTTATGGAAATTCAAGCTCCTTATGCAAAATATTGTCCAGATTATCGCGTTAATTTTTTAAACTACTATTATGTGCTTTTTAAACTTTGTGAACTTCTTGATATGACACAATATTTACAAGATATTCCATTACTTAAAGATAGAGAAAAACTTATTGAACAAGATGACATATGGAAAAAAATGTGTGTTGATTTAGATTGGGAATTTATACCTACGGTATAATTATTTATAGCTTCGTCTTCTTTTGTTAGTTCTTATTCTCTATTATTAATTTCATTATTTGTTTTGGCGTTTAATGATTTGAAACAAAAGGATTACCAGGAACATCATTTTACCCTATTTCCACCTATCATTTTCGTAATATATTATAAGATTATTATATTATATTTAAAGACCACCAGGGAAACCAACAAGATTAGCACCAATACCAAAACCAGCACCAGAACGTGCGGTTACACCCATAGACGGAATATACGTATCTAATATAGCAAATGTAGCTGCGGCAGTTAATGCAATTAACGCAATTTCTTCAAGATTTAACGAACGTTTAGGAATTGCAAATGCAGCAATGGAGACCATTAAACCTTCAATTAAATATTTAATAATGCGCTTAATAAGTTCAGTAATGTCAAACATACCCATCTTTATATAAAATAAAAAGAAAAAAATAATAATTTATAAAATTAAAACTTAAATACAATGATTTACTAAATATATAAATGAGTAAACATAAAACTACTAAAAAAGGGTTTGAAAGAAAGGTCACAAAAGATGGAACCCCTAATCCTAAATATGTTGATGTATTGAAAAATGATGCTCCTATAGCTGGTCAAGAATGGGGATGTTTTTCATTTATTTCTCCGGAAAAGATTCTAAAGCAACGTGAAATGTTTTTTTTCGAAGAATTTGTAAAACAATGGGAAATGAATAAATCTATGGAAAAATTCCATCAATTTTTGAATTTTATTTCATTCAAGTATAAGTTAATTTTTGACGAAGTTATTAAAGATTTTGAATCATTTGTTAAGGAAGAAAGAGAAACCATAATACAATCATCTTTTGAGGATGATTACAAGAACTTTTTAGATCGTGAAGAAGAAGAGTTATTTAAACAATTTAATATAAAACATAATTTTCAAACATCAGTTCGTTGTTTTAAATCTCGTGGACATTATGCATCTAAAGAGGAGGCTGAGTTGCATAGCAAGTTGCTTAGAGAGTCTGACCCAGCATTTGATATCTTTATTGGACCTGTTGGGACATGGTTACAATGTGACCCAGAACCATATAAAACTGGAAGAGTTGAATATATGGAAGAAGAAATGAACCAATTAGCACATGAAAAGAGAAAGAATGAAGAAATTGCCAAGGCCGCTTTTGAACAAAGACGAAAAGAAGCAAAGCAAACTGCTATTGAGGAAAATAAGAAAAATGCATCAAAATATGGAAGCGTTATTACACAAGATATTAATGAAGAAGGCGAACTTATTGGTGTAGGAAACACTAGCACAGAACAAACATTTAGCACTAAAAAACAAGAATCAATATCTGTTGCTGATATTAGAAATGAATTATTTGATGGCGACAATATTGTAGTGGGTAAAACCGATTATGGTCAAAGTAAACTAACATCGGGACCATTTGCTAAAAAAACGGATTAAAAATGGAATATAATATATAATGTAAATTGATATTATATATTACAGAAAATGTTAGCGTTATAGTGGCAGATACCAATCAAAAATATAAAATTAGATGTACAAAAAAGGGAGGAGACATATTATTATTGCAATTGAAGAACACAATAGGTATTAACAAATTGATTATTATAGGTATAATTTAATCTGTTGTAAAATTTCTTGTCTATGTATATTTTTCCAACCAAATATTATCATCTGTGTTAAAAGAATAAACATCTTTATTTATAAGAGTTATACATAATGATAAATCACATCATCATCGTTATCGTCAGCCAAATATTTGATATCAACAACTTTATTAAATTGTATGCAAAAATTAGATTCAAATTGTAATTCCATTATATAACAAATATTTTTATATTGTTTTACCATTTACTCTTTTTTACTGCAATTTTTGGTCCCTGACCTCGTTTCTTCACATTATTTGGGTCATAATGTTCACCATCATCATCGTCGTCATTAAGTTGTTTAGATAAATCCCAGAATTCTTTTGCTCCTAATTTAAAATCATTATGCGGTTCTGCTTTATACCAAAACACTTGGTCTTGTAACTTATTTGATTTAGAATTGTTATTAATTACCAAACATTCATAGTTTTCAGTGCATTGGTCCATGACCTGACAAAAGGACTCTAGTGTTGGAAACATTCCAGCATAATTTTCATAAATTCGTTTTCTATTTGCGATATATGGCTCTCTTAAAATAAAAACATAATCGATGTTTGTTCTGAGAGTAGGTGGTATACCTAACGGATATTGCATGGTGATGAGTAACATGACCTTCCAATGACGTCCATTCATAAAAAGTAGTCGCATCATTTTATCACGTGCCCATGTGTTGTCATACAAACAGTCATCTAAAATAGCAAATGTTCTAGGATCAATAGTGCTACGTTTAAAAGATTCCAATTCTTTTTTAATTTGCTTTAATACTCCCTTTTGTCTTTTTAAAATATTCTCTATAATTGCGGTATTATATTCATTATGAATAAATAATTTAGGAACCATTTTACCGTAGAATCCATTACCTTCTTCAGTTCCAGATATTACTGTTCCAATTGGAATATCTTGATGATAATATAATATATCCCTTACTAAATAAGATTTTCCCGTATCACGACGTCCAATTAATACAATAACGGGACCTTTTGTTTCATTTGGTTTAAAACTTATAGTTTTCATATCAAATCGTTTTAATTCTAAATTCATATAATAATATAATAAACATATAAAAACAATTCATTTTAACGCATATTAATTATAATTCTTTTTTATAATTTTTATTTACACCCTTTAAGATTTACAACCGAACCTTTCAGTATAAAAATGAAAAGGTGTGGTTGTAAATATTCAAGGGTGTAAAATATTAAGGATTTATAAAATTAATGAGTTAAATATTAGTTTTATTAATATTATAATTAGCTAATGGCTATACCGATTAACTATCAGAAAAGAAAGAACGTAAATCTTTTTACTAAATTTCAAACTAACAAAAACATAAATTTGTCTAATTCTCAAAATTATATACCAATATATGATAGATTTTTTGCGCTTAACAATACGAATTGGAATTCAATTAATTTAAATCATCAATGGGCTATTTTTGATATTAGCGATTTAAAAAATACAGAAAAAGAATCAGATAATGTATTTAATTGCAAACTTAAACATATAACTGACGATGATAGTATTATTCAAACACAAAAAGTATTTATAAAAAATGCTCCATTATTAGATCCTTTTAAATATCTTTTAGGTAAATATGACCATACAAATCTAGAATTATTTAATTTACCATCAATCGATAAAACCTGTAAGGTTCACCCTAAAATCGCATGTCCGAATAACTCATCATTTATTGATGGATTTTTTTCATTTCTATTAAGCAAAGTATTACATGACCATAAATTTATACATGGAATAGATTATTACGGGTCTTTTTTAGCAATTAAAAATAATTATAAAATTAATATTATAGATGATTTAGAATATTTAATCAAGTCTGATTTTTTTAACAAACAAAAAGGAAAATTATTTACAGTCGAAGATTATTCACATTTAATATCATGTAACCAAGATAA